TTCAGGACCATGGGGGTCCTGCCCGGCGCGGCCTACATCGCGGAAGCGGATCGCCTCGAAGGGCTGGTCCTCTCCCGCCTGACCCGAGAGGAGGTTCTTGCCCATGGGTAGCCTGTTTTCCCCGCCCAGAGCCCCGTCCGCGCCCCCGCCGCCCCCGCCCGCACCGGCCCCGGTCATGCCCGAGGAACTGGACGCGGCCGAGACCAGGGCCATGAAGGAGGCGCGCGAGAAGCAGAAGAAGGCCGCGCTCCTGGCTGCCGGACGTTCCGGCACGGTGCTCGCCGAGCGCGGCACGCCTGCGCCCACGGCCCAGAAAACCCTGCTCGGCCAATAGGAGGCGCGCGATGAGCGAATCACGACTGAGACAGGCCCGCGAGCGGGCGCAAGCCCTGTGGGATCGCCGCCGTTCCTGGGACGAGCACCTGCGCGAGGTGGCCGAATACGTGCTGCCCGACAAGGGGCGCTTCGCCGGACACGAGCAGGGCCGCGAGGGCGGCAAGCGCATGGGCCGCATCATCGACTCCACGGCCACGCGCGCCGTGCAGATCATGGCCGCCGGGCTCATGGGCGGCCTGACCAGCCCGGCCCGGCCCTGGTTCCGGCTCGGCCTGGCGGACAAGGAACTGCGCGAGTGGGGGCCGGTGCGCCACTGGCTGGAGGCGGCCGAGCGGGCCATGTACGGCATGTACGCCCGCTCCAACTTCTACCAGAGCGTGCACGGGCTCTACCTGGAACTGGGGGCCTTCGGCACGGGCTGCATGTTCTGCGAGGCCGATCCCGAGCGCGGCGCGCGCTTTACGACCTTGACCTTCGGCGAGTACGCCCTGGCCTGCGACGCCTCGGGCACGCCGGACACCGTGGCCGTGCGCCGCACGTGGCCCGCGCGAAGGCTCGCCGAGCGCTTCGGCGAGGACAACCTCTCGGAGGGCGCGCGGCGCATGCTCACGGCCGCGCGCGGCGACGGCCGGGTGGAGGTGACGCAGCTCATCGTCCCGCGCGCCGAAGGAGGCGAGGCGCGGCTTTCGGCCAGGGCCAAGCCCTTCGCCTCGCTCATCTTCGAGAGCGCGGCCGCTGCGCGTTCGGGCGGCGGGCTGTTGCACGAGGGCGGCTACGACCGCTTCCCCTGCCTGTGCCCGCGCTGGGACGTGACCGGCGGCGAGGAATACGGCCGGGGGCCGGGCATGACCGTGCTGCCGGACGTGAAGATGCTCCAGGAGATGGCCAAGGGGCGGCTTCAGGCCGTGCATCTGGGGCTTCGTCCGCCCATGCGCGTGCCCTCCAAGTTCGCCAAGCGGCTGAACCTGGTGCCCGGCGGCCAGAACTACGTGAACCCCCAGCAGGCCGAGGGGCTGGCCCCGCTCTACGAGTCGCGGGTCTCCATCGCCGAGGTCACGGCCGTGATCGAGGACGTGCGCCGCCAGGTGCGCGAGGGCTTCTTCAACGACCTCTTCCTGATGATCTCCTCCATGGACCGTTCCAACGTCACGGCCACGGAGATCATGGAGAAGCAGGCCGAGAAGCTGCTCATGCTCGGCCCCATCGTGGAGCGGCTGCACTCCGAGCTGCTCGATCCCCTGACCCTGCGCTGCTTCGAGCTTCTGGACGCGGCCGGAGCCCTGCCGCCCGCGCCGCCCGAGGTGCTGCACTACGCGGCCGCCGGGGGCGAGCTCAAGATCGAGTACGTCTCCATGCTCTCCCAGGCCCAGAAGCTCTCGGGCTCGCAGTCCATCATGCAACTGCTGGAAGTGGCCGGGCGCATGGCCGCCGGACGGCCCGAGGTTCTGGACAAGATCGACTTCGAACAGGCCCTGGACGAGCTCTCGCTGGTCACGGGCGTGCCCTCGGGGGTGGTCAGGCCCGACGACGAGGTGGCCGAGCTGCGCGCCAGGCGCGCGGCCCTGGCCGAAGGGATGCCGCTTGGCGCGGGCATGGGGCCGGGCGAGGGGCCGGGCGAGGGCGGCGCGCCGCCCGCGGCCGCCCTTCCCATTCCGCCTGCCGCGCTCAGGCCTGGTGCGGCCGGTCCCCACGCGGAGGTCAGGCCGTGACCCGGCTGCACGTGCCCGAACCCGATCCGGAGTTCGCGCTCTACGCCCAGGCCGGGTTCGAGGCCGCGCTCGGCGGGGCTGCCGACGATCCGGTCGGCGAAGACCTTTGCGGCGGCCCGGCGCACGGCCCGGCGCACGGCCCCGAGGCCGAGCGTCTGGCGCGCCTTCTGGCCGACTGCCGCGAGGTCATGTGCCTGCCCTCGGGCGCGGGGCTTCGGCTGCTGTGGCACTGGCGCGAGCAGGCCCTGGCCTTCGGCCAGGTCTTCGTGCCCGGCGCGGCCGTGTACGCCAACGCCGCGCTCATGGACTACGCCCGCGAGCGCGAGGCCGAGATGGCCATGGCCCACCCGCGCAAATACCTGGAACTCATGACCCTGGCCGCCCGCGCCCACGCCCGGGAGGCGGCGGCCGCAACCGCACGGAGGAGATGATCATGCCCCACGAGATCACGGACCACGCCGGAATCATGGACAGCGCCGCGCCGCAGGACGCACCCGGACGCGCGGACACCCAGGACACCGGATGGGATACCCCGGCCACGGCCCATGCGCCCGGCCGGGAAGAGGCAAGGGACAAGGAGAAGGGCGGGGCGGACCTGCCGCGCGTGAAAAACCTCCTGCTCGACCCCGTGGACGCACCCGATGGCGCGGACCACGAGGCCGGGGAGGTGGAGCGCGCCCTGCACGACAAGGCCAGGAAGGCCAAGGTGGCCGCGTCCTACGCGCCCGAGGACTACGCCTTCGAGTTCCCGGACGGGTTCTCCCCGGACGAGGCGCTCGTGACGGCCTTTCGGGACTTCGCGGCCGACGAGGGCATCGCGCCCGACCTGGCGGGCAGGCTGGCCGCCTTTCAGGTGCGCATGGTCATGACGGCCCAGACCGACATGGCCGAGCGCTGCGAGGAGGCGCTGCGCGCCGAGTGGGGCCGCGACTTCGGCCGCAACATGCGCGAGGTCAAGTCCGCGCTTTCCTACGTGGACGCGCACCTGCCCGGCTTCAAGGACTGGGTGGGCACCCTGGGATCGTGGGCGGGCGGCTCGCCCGAGTTCGTCCGCTTCATGCACTGGCTCGGCCGCCATGTGGCCGAGGACCGGCTCATGGACGGCGGCGGGCCCGCGCCCCGCTCCGAGGAGATGACCACCCTGGAGTACATCACCGACGCGTTCAAACGCGCAGAACGAGGAGACTACTAGATGAGCATGAGCACCCTGAAGGAACTGGCCGTTCAGTACGCCACCAAGCAGCCCAAGCAGGTGGACGCCCTGACCGAGAAGGCCCCGATCCTGGACGCGCTGCCCTTCGACGAGGCCAGCCACGGGCTTTGGAACGCCTACGAGGATCTCTCGAACATCCAGGGCGCGGGCTTCGTGGAGATGAACGCGCCGCTGCCGGTCATCGCGGCCGACGCGGACCTGAAGAAGGTCGATCTGGCCATCATGGGCGGCGAGATCGAGGTGCCCGAGGACAAGGCCCGCATGTTCGGCGGCAAGGAGCAGTACTTCTCCAAGAAGATGGACGCCATCCTGCGCGCCTCGGGCATGGCCGCCGAGAAGAAGATCATCTACGACAACTTCCGGGCCTTCGCCCTGGACCACGGCGCGGCGCTCTCGGCCGGGGCCGAGACCGACGCCTGCTACTCCATCCTGGCCGTGCGCTTCGAGCCCGGCGTGACCTGCGGCCTGTACAGCCCCGAGGGCTTCAAGCGCGGCTCGCTGCTCGACTCGCTGCCCATCAACGGCGGCGCGCTCTACAAGAACGCCCAGGGCGTGCTGGTCTTCGGCATGCGCGTCAAGGGCTACTTCGGCATCCAGATCGCGGACCCGCGCACCGTGGCCGCCATCGTCAACATCAACGCCGACAACGTGCCCACGGCCGCCCAGGTGGACGACCTGCTGGCCATGGTCCGGGCCGACTCCGCCGACACCAAGCTGTTCATGCACATGCGCTGCAAGAACATGCTCAACCGCTACAAGGCCGGCGACGGCCAGGGCGGCGGCAGCCTGCAGACCCTGCCCGCGACCAAGGATCTGAACCGGACCTTCGAGGCCTGGAACGGCATCCCCATCGTCGCTTCCTACAACTTCCTCGAAGGGGCCGAGACGGCCGTGGCCCTCGACTAACCGCAACGATCCAAAGGAGAAACGCATGTACAAGCAGACCCTCAAGTCCGCTGACGACTATCTGGCCAAGGGCCAGAGCCTGCCCCAGAACGCCTCGGCCCTGGGCAACCAGGGCGCGCGCGACTTCTGCAACACCCAGGGCGCCCTGGAGGTCGTGGTCGCGGCCCGCGAGGACGTGGAGGTGGCCCAGGGCCATAGCCTGACCATCGGCCTGGTCCACGCCGAGGACGGCGAGGACTTCGCCCCGGCGGGCGGGGCCTTCACGGCCGAGGCCACGGACGCGGCCCTGACCTGGCGCGCCGGGCAGATCGTCTGCCGCCTGGCCGTGCCCTCCACGCTCAAGCGCCGCGCCGCGCTGCAACTGGCCACCACGGACCCGGCCGCCTCTGGCGCCCTGGACGGCTGGCTCGCCTACCTGGCCCGCTAGCGGACCGTCCTAAGAACGCCATCTGCCGCCGTGCATCCGGCGCTTTTTGAACGGCCTGCGAGTCAGGCCGAAAACCTCGACCGGGCCGTCCCGCGAACGCGCTTCGCGGGGCGGTCCGCATCCCGGAGCGAACCGATGACCGCCGACATCGCCATCTGCAACATGGCCCTGACCGCGCTCGGCCATGAGACCATCGCCGCGCCGCACGAGCGCACCAAGGCCGCCGGATTGTGCCGCCTGCACTACCACGGGGCGCGGCGCGAGCTTTTGGAGGCCCACCACTGGGCCTTCGCCACGGGCGCGGCCGACCTGGCCCTGGTGCACGGCGTGGCCGAAACGGCCACGGCCAGGGCGCTTGGCTACGCCTTCGCCTTCATGCGCCCCGCGGACTGCCTGAAGGCCCGCCGCCTGACCGACGACGCGCCCTTCGAGCCCGCCGGGCGGCTGATCCTGTGCAACGTGGACAAGGCGCGGCTCATCTACACCCGTGACCTGACCGAATCGGCCGTGTTCCCGGCCGCCTTCACGCGCGCCCTGAGCTTTCTCCTGGCCTCGCTCCTGGCCGTGCCGCTGATGCAAAGCCAGAAGCTCGAACGCTCCATGCTCGAAAAGTACCTGAGCCTGGTCGAGGCCGCGCGCGAGACCGACGCGGACCAGGGCGCGCCCGCGGGCGAGCCGAGCGTGGCCTGGATCGAGGCGAGGAGGTAGCCATGGGCAAGAGCATCATCCTGCAGACCAGCTTCAACGGCGGCGAGCTTTCGCCCCTGCTCCAGGGCCGCGTGGATCAGGAACGCTACGCCTCGGGCTGCGAGCGGCTCGTCAACTTCTGCCTGTGGCCGCACGGCGCGGCCCATCGGCGGCCGGGCACGCGCTTCGTGGCCGCCTGCGGCAACGAGGACTCGGCCTCGCGCCTGATTCCCTTCGAGGTGGCCTCGGACACGGCCTACGTGCTCGAATTCTTCGCCGACGCCGAAGGAGGCGGCCGGATGCGCGTTTTTGCGGGCGGCATGATCGGCGGCGGGCCGGTCCTGGACGGGGAGGAGGTCTGCGAGATCGCCACGCCCTACGGCTCGGCCCAGACCATCCGCGCGCTGCGCTACTGCCAGAGCGCGGACGTGATGTACCTGGCCCATCCGGACCACCCGCCGCACAAGCTGGCCCGCCACGGCCACACGGACTGGCGGCTGACCGAGGTGGACTTCAGGCCCGGCATCGCCGCCCCGGCGACGCTTTCGGCCGCGCGCCAGGGCCAGGCGGGGCAAACCGAGTACGCCTACGTGGTCACGGCCGTGCGCGACGAGATCGGCGAGGAGTCGCTGCCCTCGCCCGAGGCCGTGGTCGCGGACGGCAACGCCACGCTCTCGGCCGCCAACCACGTGCGGCTCGACTGGGAAGCCGTGGAGGGGGCCAGGGAGTTCAACGTCTATCGCAAGGTCAACGGCGTCTTCGGCTGGATCGGCAAGGCCGAGGGCACGCGCTTCGAGGACAAGGGCGAGACCAAGCCCGACGTGGGCGACACGCCGCCCAAAGCGCGCAATCCCTTCGACGGCCCCGGCAAGTATCCCTCCTGCGTACAGTTCTTCGAGCAGCGGCTGTTCTTCGCGGCCTCGCGCGACGAACCGCAGAAGCTGTGGGGTTCGCAGAGCGCCAACTACGAGAACTTCAACATCTCCACGCCGCTCAAGGACGACGACGCCGTGACCTACGGCGTGGCCGCCGACCGGATCAACGCCGTGGTCTGGATGCTGCCCGCGCAAAAGAAGCTGCTCTTCGGCACCGTGGGCGGCGAATGGACGCTTGGCGGCGCGGGCGGCGATCCGCTCTCGCCCCTGTCCGTGGAGACCGCGCGCGAGACGGCCCACGGCTCCGCGCCGATCCCGCCCGTGACCATCGGCAGCACCGTGCTCTTCGTGCAGCGGCCGGGCAACGTGGTGCGCGAGTTCGCCTACTCCCTGGACGTGGACGGCTACGCGGCCACGGACGTCTCCATCCTCTCCGAGCACATCCTGGGCGAGCGCGCCATCGTGGACTGGGCCTACCAGCAGGCCCCGTGCTCCACGGTATGGGCCGTGCGCGACGACGGAGAGCTTTTGGCCCTCACATATCTGCGCGAGCACAAGGTCGTGGGCTGGTCGCGCCACGAGACGCAGGGGGCCGTGGAGTCCGTGGCCGTGATCCCCGGCGCGGTGGAGGACGAAGTCTGGCTCGCGGTGCGCCGCACGGACGCGCAAGGCCAGACGCGGCGCTTCGTGGAGCGGCTGGCCCCGGTCTTTCGCGGCGAACATGCCGAGCAGGCCTTTTTCGTGGACGCCGGGCTCTCGTGCTCGGCCTGGAACGAGGATCAAGCGCGCACCCTGACCCTTTCGGCCGCCGACTGGACGCCGGGAGGCGAGGCCGTGCTCTTGGCCGTGGGCCACGCGCCGTTCTCGGTCCAGGACGAGGGGCGGCGGTTTAGGCTGCGCGCGGCGCTGCCGGGCGGCGGCATGGATCGGAGCGCGGTCTGCGAGGTGCGCGTGACCTGCGTGCAGGACGAGTCCAGCGCCTCGGTCCGGCTGCTTACGGCCGTGCCCACGGCGCTTCGCCAGGCCGCGACCATGCACCACGCCCGGCTCTCGTCCTTTATCTCGGGCCTTGAGCATCTGCAGGGCACGACCGTGCAGGTGTTGGCCGACGGCATGGTCCAGCCCGAGGTGCGCGTGGGCGACGCCTCGTCCGCCTCGTGGGCCAGCCGCGAGTGGGGGCCGGGCGAGATCGAGTTGCAGCGTCCGGCGGCCGTGGTGCACGCGGGGCTTGGCTACGTCTCGGATCTCGCGCCCATGCGGCCCGAGGCCCCGGACCAGGCGGGCACGAGCCAGGGCCGTACGCGGCGCGTGGGGCTCGTCTGGGTGCGGCTGCACAATTCGCTTGGCTGCAAGGTGGGCGCGTCGGCCAATGCCCTGCACGAGATCATGTTCCGCACCTCGGAGCACAAGATGGGCGCGGCCGTGCCGCTCTTTTCGGGCGACAGGCGCGTGGCCCTGCCCGGCGGCTACGACGCCTCGGCGGGCGTGCTCGTGCGCCAGGATCTGCCGCTGCCGCTGACCGTCCTGGCCCTGGTCACGGAACTGGAGGTCATGGAGCGATGAGGCACGACATCGAACGCCGCGCCGCGCGGCGGCCGGACGCGGATTCGCGGCCCCGGCTGGTCCCGTTTGCGCCCGCGCACCTGGCCGCGCTTTCGCCGCGCGCCTTTGAGCGCCTGACCTTCGGGCTTCAGGGCGGCCACGACCGCGAGACGGCCGCGCGCCTGGCCGCACTCGGCCCGGCCTTCAGCCTGCTGCGCGGGCGTGAGGTGGTGGCCTGCGCCGGGATCATGCTCGGGCCGGTGCGGCCCGACGGCACGCGCGCGGGCGATGCCTGGGCGCTCACGGGCGAGGCCGTGGAGCGCTTTCCCCTGGCCTTTCACCGCGCGGTGCGGCGCACGCTTGGCGCGCTCGTGGCGGGGCACGGCCTTTCGCGGGTCCAGGCCTTGTGCCTGGCCGGACACGCGCGCTCGCGGCGCTGGCTGAACCGACTTGGATTTCGGCGCGAGACCCTGGAGCCGGGCATGGCCTGCATGCTGCCGGGCGCGCGCCTGCACCTGTACGCACTCACACGGGAGGACGGATCATGAGCGGAATCGAACCCTGGATTCTGGCGAGCTCCATCGCCACCACGGGCGTGGGGATGATCTCGGGCCAGGCCCAGGCCCAGGCGCAGGCCCAGGCGGCGCGCCAGGCCGCCGAATACCAGCGCCAGATGGCCGAGAACAACGCCCTGGCGGCCGAGCAGCAGGCCGATCTGGAGAAGAAGATGGCCGAGAAGCGGCTTGCGGCCATCCGCCAGGAGGGCGCGGGCCAGAGCGGCGCGCTTCGGGCGCGCATGGCGCGAAGCGGTGTGAGCCTGCTGGACGAGGACGGCTCGGCCATGGACGTGCTGGGCCAGGTGGCGGCGGACTACGCGGGCCACGCCGAGGCCGAGAAGTGGAAGAGCGACTATGCCGTGCAGAATCTCCTGCACCGCGCCGAGACGTACCGGCACGGCGGGCTGCTCGCGGACATGGAGGGCGCGGCCAGGGCCGGGGCCATCCGGAGCTCGTCCATGAGTTCGCTCACCCAGGGCCTGCTCGGCCTCACGCACAACACCCTGGCTTCCGGCCACAAATACAATTGGTGGTAGCGGACCGCTAAAGTGACGACAGACGATGAAGGGCGGCTCCGTGCGGAGCCGCCCTGTTTTGTGGAAGTAGGAAAACGAGGGTCATACTTGGAATCGTAACTCATTGACGATCTTAAGATGTGACCCGTCGGCACGTTTTTATGCGATATAATATATTGCCATTATAATGCTACTGCGAAATAAAATATCTAATGATTTCTAGCAAGAGAGGCGAAGGCTTTTTGTTGCAATCATACAGATGTAAATACATATTTACCCCCATTTACAATCGAATGATAGTTGGTGGTAATAATCATATTTCTCGTCATTCTTACTTAGCGAGGGGGGTAAAATGCGTATCACGTCGCTGTTCATTGTTATGTTGTCGCTATTTGTATCTGCCTGTAGCTATAAGGTCCCAACCGAAGTTTCTCCCGCAACAAACATCTACTCGACCTATGAGGACAAAATTCCAGGTAAATTCTACCTTGTGTCGGATTCTGGAATGAAAAATATCCATAGGGATATCAAACCATCATCTTACGTTTGCAGCGCACATTCATATCCATTGACTGTTGATTCATCTGTATCGCAATCAGTTCGTGCGACTCTTCAAAATGTTTTTGAAAACATAGAAGAGATTGATCACATGCCAACAGTTGAGATGATGGGAAAAGATGGAGCTCAGGGTGTCGTTTTCGTTAAGATGAAGAGATTCGAGCCGAGCATACGATTCGCAATGGGCTTTTGGTCTGGGACTGGAATTGGCACATGCGATATGGTCATTGAAGTTGTTGTAAAGGATAAAAATAATCAAACTCTTGTCAATACGACAGTTGGCGGAAACAGAACGACGGAAGGCGATTCCGGAGCTGGATGCGGAGGAGGGGCAGAAGTCCTTTCTCGGGCTATATACGAGACGACAAGAGACACAATGGAAAGGTTGGCCGAGCGAGTAGCTAACTCAACCAAAGTGCGAGAGGCTGTTTCATCAGATATTGCAATGCAGACGAACCCTTCTGTGGCTGCCGATTAGCATGAGTTAGGCTGAAAAGCACCAGCGCTTCTGCATCTCACCCCTCTTTCCTGAGAATGGAAGGAGGGGTGCTGGCTTATCTATGACGGGGCTCCAGTGGCCAGGAGGCCGCCTGGCGCGGCGCGGCTGGCCGCATATCCCGAACTGGTGGAGCGTGAGCTGGACGAGGCCGTGCGCCATGCGGCGCTCTTCGGGCCGGACGATGAGACGAAGCGGGGCGAGTACGTGCGCAGCCTGGCCTCGACTGTGCTCGGCAAGGCGGTGCAGACGCGCCTTGCCGACGATCCCGGCGCGGCGAGGGTTTTGCTCGATCGCTGGGGCGGGTTTTTCCACGATCCCGAGCGCGGCAGGCTGGACGCGGAGATCGGCGAGGCGCTGCGCGGCAGACGGATCGACCAGGCCTGGCAGGAGGTGGCCCCGGCCATCCGCCACGACGCGGATGCCGAAACGCTCGGCGCCGCGCTGCGCGATCCGGGTTTTGCCGCCCGCCACGGCCTGAGCCCGGACGACGCGGCGCATCTGGGCGACCGGCTGGCCGTGGCCTTTGCCGCCAGCCGCCGGAACCACGCCCGCGAGCAGGAGCAGGGGGCGCAGCGGGAAACCGAGCGCTTCTGGGAACTGGCGCAGGACGACCCGGCCGGGGCGCTGGACCACCTGCGCCGGGCGAAGCACCTCTCCGGGGAACAGGCGCAGCGCTTCCGCGAGGCCTTGCTCGACCAGACACGGGACTGGCAGTCGCCGCCCGCCGCGCCCGGCGCGGAACATCCCGGCGTGACCGAACCCGTTGCCCCGGTCCCGGCTCCGGCTGCCCCTGGCGACCCCGCCGCCCAGGCTTCGGCTCCTGTCGCTCCGGCCCCCGCCGAGCCTGCCGCTCCTGCTTCGGACAGTCACGAGGACTGGCGGCTCAGACAACTGGGCGCGGATAAGCCGCAGGCGTTGCGGGAGAGGGACTACGACCACGATATCGTTCCCGACGTGGAGATCGTGCAGCAGGAGAACATCCGGGCGCTCATCGACCAGATGGCGCGCTTGAAGTTTCCGGAAACCGGCGACCTCAACCGCGATGTCCATGCGCAGCGCGAGGAATACCGGCAGCAACTGCAACGCACGTTCGTCTCGGAGATGGTGCTGGGCCGGGATGCGCGCAAGGCGGTCTGGGCCGAGTTGGAGGGGGTCGAATCGCGGCGGCGGCCCGACCCGGCCCTGGTGAACGCCGCCCTCACTCCCCAGGCCGGGATTGACCCGCAGACATTGGCGAACGCCGTGTCCAACGACGAGAAGAGTCTGGGCCAGTACACGCGGGACCGGGGCCGGATGCAGGACGACATCCATGCGCTGTGGAACAAGAGGCGCAACAAGACGATCACGGACGAGGAGAACGACCGTCTCGAACGCCTCGAACGGGATCTTCCGCCCGAGGTGAAGGCGAAGAACGCCATGGATTGGCTCATCACTGTGGCCAACGAGGAGTTCCAGGACAAGGCGGACAAGGCGGGGCGCGTCGCTGCTGCCGGGGGACTTGGTATAGTCGGCTCGGCGGCGGTGCAGCGGGAGTTCGAGACGTCTGCTGGCAAGTACTACAAAGAATTCAGCACGATGCGCGACAAAAACGGCGAGGCGATGCCCGAGGAGATGGCGCAGATCGGCGCGTTGCTCGGCGGACTCATGCACAGCGGACTGGAGGTGCTGGAATACGCGGGCCTGGGCGCGGTCCTTGGGTCGGGAGCCAAGGTCGGCGGCAAGGCGGCCGCGGCGGCGCTCAAGGAGGCGCTGAAAAAACCCGAGAACTTCAAGGTCATAGCCGAGGGAGCCGTCAAGGCGGGCAAAGCGCTCGGAATCTCCTCGCTCAAGAACCTAGGGGAGAGCACAATACAGCATTACTACAGCAAAGTTGTCGGAAAAGCTAGCAATCTCGTGGGAAAGACAGATTTTGAGGCAGAAGTAAAAAGTGATGATGTCATTGAAATTATAAACGACGCTGCCGGAAAAACATTCACTGGAGGGGCAAAACGTGCGCTTGTAAAATAA